TGCGTCTTTGACCTTTGCTTTGGCGTTAGAGCCAGACTTAGCCGAACCAGATCCAACTGGGGAAGCGGGTGGTGACACCTTCAACTTGTTCCCAGCTCCAGCTTGGATAGCCTTAGCCTTCTTTCCAAAAATAGACCTTGCCGCATGAGCAAGAATGTATTCAATTTGCATCCCAATTTCGGGGATTTCGCGTTTCACTCTGGAAACTAGGGGGTCTTCGACTAGCACCTTGTAGTTCTTTCCAATCTCAGACTCTTCGTCTTGGATCTCTGGAACCTCTTTTCGTGCTGCTTCGGAGTACTGCTTGGACATCTCACCGAACTGGGCAACTTTGATCAACTGTTGCTGTTGGGCTGGGATGTACTTGGTTAGTGCTTCCTTGGCGTTCCTGTTGGCCTTGCGGATTTGACGCTTGGTGAACTCTTTGTCGCCAACGGTGATGATGTCATCTGGGCCGTAGTCTTCGTGTTCATCCAAGATCTCGTCCGTCGACTCTAGAGTCTTCGTCATTTCGTCGTAGAAGTCTTTGAGGTTCTCGAAGCTCTCCAATTTACGGATAGCCTCTGGAATCTCGTTCTCCTCGACTTGACGAGTCATCTGCGGTTGAGCCGCGAGCTTTTCCTCTAAGGTTCGCTTTTGGGCGGTGAGTTCACCAATCCGTTGAAGGAGGCGACTCTTACCTTTTTTGGCAAGCTCTTGGATCTGCTCCGGCGAGAGATTCAACAGGTCTATGTCTGACTGCTCTTCGGTTTCTTCTGATTCCTCCTCGGATTCTTCCTCGGTTTCCTCCACCTCTTCCTCGTCATCTTGACTGGCAGGTTCGGTTTCTTCGGTTTCCTCGGCATCCTGGGGTTCCTCTTCGGTTTCCTCTGGTGCAGTTGCTTCCCCAATTCTCCGAGCGATAAGCTCTTCAAATGAGATGTTGTCCACCGATTCTTCAGCCTCGGCGTTAGCTTGATTGGTATTGTTAGTCATTTTGTGCGCTGGTTAACGCCCTGCGGCGGCGATGAGCGAAGTCAAGCATTTAATCCTTAGTATGTCAAGCAACTTGGTAAGGTATCGAATTCATGAAGATTTCCTATTGACGGGACGCAAAAATCATGCATTATTTGCGTCGACAGGAAGTCAGAAATCTGTCACCAATCACCCCTCCTGCGCGTCAAGCAACGGATCTAAGGGCTAGCGCGGGTTCTGACTTCCTCGCGTTAGCCCTTTGTTTTACCCAGAGAGTTGGCGACATATTCAAGCAACCGAGGAACGCTCAAACGACCGCACGGAAGCTAGGTAAAAGTCTCACGGGTACTACGCTTGAAGTCAGTCGCGGCGTAGCTAAATAGAGTGTGACGATCAAGGAGCTTGATGCAGACTTACAGCCTCAACCCTCTGCTATCCTTGGTTCCAGCCTAGCTGGTGTGTGAATGTCCTTTCCGAAGAATATACGGGAGTATCAACATAGTTTAGCCGCTTAAGGCGAACTATGCCCTAGAGCCTTCCTCGAATGCCGGGAGTCAAGTATAAGTCAAGTGTAAGTCAACTTAACCGTTGGTAATACTAAGTACCATTGAGGTATTAAGTAATACTTAACAGCCCAAAAGAAAAGGCCACAGATTTTAACCTGTGACCTTCTCCCAAACTATGAACGATGAAACGAAACAAAACACCTACCGAAGCAGGTTCGAGAAATGCTTAGACTATTCTGGCGGGTTTGTCAAGAGATCAGATCTTACCCGTCGCTGGGTTGTAGATGGCGGACGAACCAGTACCACGGGCCTTGTTGGCGATGACTGGTGCGCGGGTTGGCAGTGTCACGGCTTTTCCGCTGTTGGAGTACAAAAAGCCGGGGCTTTTCATCCGTTCGCCTTCCAACTTATTTAAAAGTTCATTGAATTGAGGAATTTTGGTTCTCGCTTTTGTTATCGCCTGAGTCTCCGGCCCAACTGGTTGTCTAAATCTATTCATATCCGTGTACCTTAATAAACAATTGGGGTTTGTCAAGCCAAGACTGAGAGTAGCTCATCCAGCGTAGAGATGCTTCCTGCGAGCTTCATCACATCATTCGATGATTCTGCTTGGCGAAAGTCACCAAAGAACTTCTCACGCTCATCGTGGATAAACTGAAGGATAGCGGCATACTCCTCGCGGTCACGGAGGGCTTCTACGGCTACTTGGATGCTTGGTTTCGGTATTGGTGTCATAGCTTACTTGCGTTTGGCAGCCTTCTTGGGCGCACGGCTCATCTTGATCTCAATCTCGACATAGCCTTTACCTTTGCCTTTACCTTTGCGCTCCATCTTTTCGTGGCCGCAGCCATTTGATTTACCTTTTTTCATAAGTTATCCTTGTTGCATGCCTTGAGTCATTACGCCGCCCATTTGAGCTGGAGCTGTGCCGATACGACCAATCTCAGCGTTCTGCATTTGCTGTAATTGAAAGGAATATTGTTCGCTGTATTTCTGGAGTCGTGCTGCAAACGCCTCATCCTGCTGTGCGCGTTGCATGATGTCTGGTTGCTGGACATACGCTTGAATCATTTGCATTGCCATCTGTGCGCCATTAGGCTGGGCAGGAACCTCGATGCCAGCGAAGATCTTAGCAAGGTCATCTGTGACATTCTTGGCAACCTTTTGCTGAGCTTCCTCGGCAGGCTGGAGAACATAGTCAGCGAAGATAGGGTTGATGCTAGATGCGGTAAACTCAAGCAGCTTATTCACATCCATGATGCCGTTGCGGTCTAGCTGCACCAATGACACCATGTTCTTGAGCTGAGTCTCAGCAGTCTCTGGGTCGTTGCTCTGTGAGTCGAAGTTGACTACAATGCTGAAGTTCTCATCAGCCGAACCCTTGGTCATCACCTGTGGGTTTGGGTTGCCTGTGACTTGGAAGAACACTTCGTCCGGCCCCATGCGCTGATACAGCTTCCACGCCATGTTCAGCACATCGCGGACATGATCCAAGAACTTGGACACCACGAATTGCTGGCGTGAAGCGGAGATTGGGTTGGACATATCAAGACCAACGGCACGATCTGCCTGTGCGGTCATGGATACCTCAACCTCAATAGAGCCATTGTCTGCTGGAGGAGGTGGCCCCCATTGGATCTCACCAAGGCGGCGATACGGAACCCTTACTCCTGGCCCCCAATCAGAGGGCGGACGACCAGCAGGGTGCAACAATGGAGGCAGAGTAGCCAGAGAAGCACGATCAATACGAGAATCACGCTCGGTCTTGATTTGCATTTGCGCCCCACGGAGGATGTCCGAGAAGGTCTGGGTTTCGTAGACTCGCTTTTGGCTGTTCGATAAGCGCGTAACCACAAAGGGGTAGTCGTCATATCCGTTTAGAAGTTCGTGTTTGGCAAAGCCCTCGGTGGTTGGGTGGAAAACTGTACAGTAGATGCCCTCAGAGCCATCCTCCTCGTCGATCAAACGCTGGTAGCCATAGACCACCATAACAAGGTCATTATCGTCCGTGATAGGCAAGCGGTCGATTGTCTTGAGCTTCTCTCCGTCAAGGTACATAGAGTCCTTACCACGCAGACGCTCGATAGCATTCTCAACCCAGTCGGCATCCCAGCCTTCGGATACAACCTTCTTCTCAAGCTCTTGAGCCGTAAGGAATGTACGCCAGAATACATAAGGGGCGCGTTGGGGATCGGTCACATACGATGGGAAAAGAACCTCGCCATCAGGGGCGCATGAGTAAACTACTGGGCAATCTACCGATGTACGAGGAACAGAGACTTCAGCCAGACCTTTCTTGCGAAGATCCATAATGGCTTTCTTGGCGCGTTTGTCAGACAAATCGGGGAATGCTGTCTGAAGCATACCGAATACCATCTCGTCATCAGAACCACTAACAATAAGTTCCGCTAGATCGGGGGAGACTTGTGCGATTTCCTCGATGGATACCTGTTGCAAATATGTCCTTTTTTCACGCTTCCATCCGACATATGACACCATTAACCCCTTCTCTAGCAGATAATTAGCACCCAATTCCATCTGTTGACGGAAGTTCGGGATATATGTGGAGCGCATCCACTTGAGGAATCCAGACACCATTGAGGCGCGGGGCATGGATGCCATAGAAGTCGGGAACGCCTTGATATGGGAACGCTGCAGGGCTTGGTCTAGAATGGCCACAAATGCGTCTATACGCTCTCCAACGACATTGACCTCAATATCACTCGCCCCCTGCCAAGGAAAGGCATTTGCGCCCTGTTTACGGAGGTCGTCAGACTTGCCGGCCCAAAGGTTGCGGCGGTCATCATACGAGCGCAGACACGCTTCGAAATACTCATCCAGATCAATAAGGCACTTGTCGTAGGCATCAGCCAACGCCATGACATTAGGGCCGTCCTCGGCGTAAATCATCGACTCTTCTTGCTCTTCTGTTGGTGCGCTCATGATGGCATATATTCGTAAAACTCTTCGCCTACTTCGGGGCGTATCATAACAACTTTTATAGGTTTGCCAACTAGTTTGTGCGATACCCTAGGTGGAGCCTTAACTGGGACTGCTTCACCATCCATGCGAACCATCACCCAGCTAGGGTTTGGGCATTTGCGGATTACTAGATAATCGCCCTCATAGGTGGTATTATCTTGAGATTCCACGAGTGAATCAAGGGTTTCTGGCTTAGCTTTAGGTGGGCGACCGCGCTTTACCGCTTTCTTAGTTGGTGCTGTTTTCATGGTTTAGTTTAGATTTCATGTATCGAATGGCGTGTTCAAGAGTCTCAATCTCCTCTGTAAGTCTGGGGGTTGATCCGATCTTCTCGGCTTTAACCCTTTTGAAGTAGGCTTCCTTTAGGCAGTCGATGATAAGCTCCTCGGCAACTATCGGCTTTTTTGCGGTTTTCATGTTTTGCTAGTAGCCTCCTGCTCCCTGTCTTGTAGCAAGATTTCTGGTTTCGTCAACATGATCTATGCCTGCAATAGCGGCGTAACGCAGAACATCAACTGGATCTTTCCATGCCTCCTTTAGACCCCCGTCACCCGTGTATTCCGACAACGCTTGGATGATATTCTCGCACTCGGAGCTGACATAGAAATGCGGTCGATTGACAGAATCTGACGGGATAGTTGCATCAAATGCCATTTTCCCGATCAAAGCCTGCAACCCATCGTCAATGTCTAACCCTGGAGCTGGTATGCAAACCATGCCAGAATCGTTCAAATCCTCAATAATGCTCGATGCCCCATCCGCTGACTGGTACTTAGCCGCTCCAAGCCGAGGGTCAATCAGCCTCTCAAAAA